TCGTTTGGGTATGCTAACTACATTATGTCGATTGAGCAGGGTGTTAGAAATGCCGCTGATATTGTTTTGCAGGGGCAGATAAATATTGAGGGGTGGCACTATGTAAGCGCACCAGGAGAAGTTCCATTTGGTGCAGGGTGGTCTAATTATGCAGAGGGTGGTGGTTCTGGTTTAAATGCGCTTGGGTTTAGAAAAACGTCACAGGGTCAAGTATTTTTAAAGGGGCGTGTCGGCACTTCAACCTATGATACAGACGGTGCTTTGGTCTTTACTTTGCCCGCTGGCTATTTGCCACCAAACAATGAAAGGCGATCGTTCGCAACTATCATAGGGGACGGTGACCATAGAAATTGTGAAGTTGAAATATTTGGTGACGGCAGGGTTATGCTATATTCAACAGTATTTACAGGAAGCAATGCTGACGGTCACTTAGATGGCATAAACTTCTTTATAAACTAATGGCGGAAACCCCACCAAAAAAGAGTATCGCTTTAGAGCGGCAAATAATCGGTTACGCTAACCCGAAAACATTCGCCCTTTTCATTGGCTATAAGATAAGCGAAGACCTCGGTAAAAGCGAGGCGCTTAATGTAATTCTCCGCGATTTCTTCCAACGTATGCCAGAAGAAAAACTCAAAAAATATCTCAAAGAATTTCAGAAATTCCAATCTGAAAACGCCCAACTTTCTAAGGGCGGGGCTACATGGCCTGTTTAGAATTGTAAACTACATTTAATACCCTCCGCGCTTGTTCCGCTAATTTAGCGCCCACAATGACTTACTGTATTGACCCTTCGGTTGAAGAACCAATCATGCTTATTGATACGCATATTGGCTATGACAAGGAGGACGGCATGGGAATCAATGGCGCTCTTTTCCAAACTGAACTTTTGCAATTAGATTCTATGGGTAAGAAGCGAATCCAAGTATGGATTAACTCACCCGGTGGAATCGTAATGGACGGTTACAATATCTGTAACGCTATTCTAAAATCAAAAACGAAAGTAGATACTTACTGTATCGGTTGTGCTGCTTCTATTGCGGGTGTAATCTTTCAAATGGGACGTAAGCGTTACATGGCAGATTATTCGTGGTTAATGTATCACATGCCGTTCGGAGGTAGCGACAAATCGCTTGACACAATTGCAGGAAGTCTTATAAAGATGGTTTCGCAAAGAACAGGGCAAAACGAAGAGTTTGTAAAAACTACTTTGAAAAGAGAAACCTACATAGACGCAAAAGAGGCTTTAGAAATTGGTTTCTGCGATGAGGTGGAAGCAACCGAGGACTTCAACGTAAAGAGATTAGCCGGTGCGACAACAGTAAAAGCAAAGTGGGAGGCGGGGAGTGAAGTAATGAACAGCTTAAAAAATTTAGACAACAAAGATTTAAACAACAATAAAAACAGAAACATGGTTACTCTTAAATTGATTACAAACCGTTTGGGGCTAAACGAAGATGCGAAAGAGGATAACATCCTTAACGCTATTGATAAGGTGCTTAAAGACGCTGAATCAAAGTCCGATGAGTTCAATGAAGTTGCGAACAAAGCAAAGGCCGAGGCTAAAACGGCTAAAGAAGCACTCGCAGAAATGGAAGACAAGCTAAAGGAAATGGAAGAGGACAAGGCGAAGCTAAAAGCTAAGTACGATGCTTTGAAATCGGAAGTTGAAAATAAAGCAGCCGAGGACGCTAAGGCAAAGGCGGCTTTGGAAGAAGAAGATTGTAAAAACATGGTTACTGACTTTGCAAAAGTAGGCCGTATCAAAAACGATGAAGCAGTAATTACTCAATGGGTAAACACGGCTAAAGCAATTGGTAAAGCACAATGCAAAACGCTTATTGAGGCATTGCCTTTGAATAAGGAAATGCCGGCAGCGCCAATTGAACAAACTCTTGAAAAAGATGAGGTTCCACAGGATGCTATGCAACGCATGGCTGCAATCAAAAACAGAACTGAAAGAAAGTAATTCAAAACACAAAAACTAAAACAACAACAACATGGCATTTAATTTATCAGTTCTAACCACATACTCAGGAACATACGCCTCTTACTTTTGGTTGCCCGCCACGTTTGGCATGGACACCGTGGATAAGGGTGTTGTTTACGTACAGGACGGTATCAAAAAGACCCACACAATCGGTCGTATTGATTACTCAAACCCTTTACAACCACGTGTAGCAACTCCTACAGGTGGTGCATCGAATGTAACTATTGACGGTCGCGCACTTACACCTGCGGACGTGATGATTTACAGCGAGTTTAACCCGCGTGATTTGGAAGCGACCTATATCGCTGAATCATTGAGCAAAACGTTGTTAGATAGACGCGTTCCGCCAATGCCGGAAAACTATATTCTTCAAATCGGTTTGAATCGCGCTTTTGAGCAGATTGAAAATGGAATTTGGATGGGTTCAACAACCTATACAGCAACTCCGGGTTCAACCGGCAACGGACAATTAGTTTTCTTCGATGGTTTCATCAAAAAGATGGTTGCAGATGCAGCGGTGTTGCAAGTAACGGCTGGTTCTGGAAGCGGTCAAACGACTGTAGTAGGAACATTGACCGCAGCGGCAACTTCTGGTAGCGTTACTAACGTACTTGACGCGATGAACGCTCTAATAAATTTGGCTTCTGTAAATAAGAAAGCTTTGATGGCTCGTTCGAACCGTTTCAAGAGAATGAAATTTATCTGTTCAGTAACCACCGAGCAGATTTACCAAACTGCCACTACAACAGGATTGACATTCAAAGGTCAGCAAACTCAAAGTGGTGAAACACAACCGTGGAAAGGTTTCCAAGTTGTGGCTTGTGCCGGTTGCCCTGATGATACAATTGTTTTCTGCGAGGCATTGGCCGACCCGACATCGAATCTTTATATCGGAATGAACTCCGTAGAAGATGAGGCTTTGCAACTTCAAAAGAAACAAGCGAACTCTGAATTGTTCTTCTTGAAAGGACTCTTAAAATTCGATGTTCAATACGGATTTAGCGAAGAAGTATTTTTGTACACATTACTAACAACAGCGTCTTTCAACGCTTAATCAAAAACAAAAAAGTAAACATGAAAAAGTTTGTATCAATAATTTTCGCGGTTTTTTTAACTGCCATTTCTTTCGCTCAAAGCATTACACCGAGAACTGGTGTTAGCCCTTACACGGCAACAAGCAATACCTATGAGAATTTAGCATGTCATTTCCTAACTCGTGGCGCAGATGCCGCTGGTTTAGATACGATTAGCTATACTCCGAGAGCTTTCCATACAACCGTTAGAATCACTTCGGTGTTGGATAGTTTCGCTATTAAAATATCTTCAGTTTCGAGTTGCTTTGTAGGTGACGAATTAGAATTTCATATTCTGAATAGTTCCACCGGTGTTTGTGTCCGTTTTGCGGGTGCATTAATAGCAAATCAGAATGTAACCAACGGAGGACTTACGAATACTGTCATGTATTTGACGGCAAGTAAACCTGCATACATAAAATTTGTTTTTAACGGTGCTGTGTGGGTGGAGGCTTGCAGGGTTAAAGCGGAAAACTAATGGCGAAGGATAGAAACAAACCATTTCAAAATCCCGCCCCTGAGTTATCTGATAAACCTAAACAGGAAGAGCAGGACGTAACCGAGGCAATCGGGCAAGAAATAGCAGACGTTTGTTTTAATGGCATGGCGCATATTCAAACCTGCTATGTTGATGTTGAAAAGGGTAAATATCATTTGCACGATTTAGGTAAAGGACACACGAAGTTTACAAGAAAAAAATAATCAATGTCATTACACGATATTACTTTCATAAAGGGGCAAAACGGTTTAGGCCGTCCGCTTCCAGGCAGCGATTATATTTCTGCCTTAAACTTTTACACAGCTAACGCAAATCTACCTTCGGGATGGACTACTTCGGCTCGTGTAAAAGCATTGTTTAGCCCTTCGGACGCAAACTCGGCTGGTATATTGCCAAACTACAACAAAAATAATATCTACGCGGGTACTAATTTTGCAGATGCAACAGCGGCTACATATACGAGTGTAATTACACGGGGGGCAACGGGCGACACAATAAACATTAAGTGCAATACACTTACATTAGGAGGGGTTGTTGCGGTTAATTTAGGAACATATACACAGCTTTCAGGCGATTCAACTCTTGCTTTATTAGGTGCTTCAATTGCGGCATTTATAAATTCAGGAACCGTTACACATGGCTATTCCGCATCATTCGCAACAGCTACTCTTACAATTATCTTCCCGAAATCACAAGGCACTTACCCAAATACTGGAACGCCAGTAGTTATTACTGTTACCGGTACAATTGTTGGCGCAACTCCAGCATTGGGAGTTACGGGCGTTCAATCTTTACAGGCAATTTGGTTTTACCATATCAGCGAGTATTTCAGAATACAGCCAAAAGGGCAACTATTCACAGCGTTTAACCCTATCGCTTACACGTTTACCGATATTACAACTACACAGAATTTTGCACAAGGCAAGGTTCGCCAGATAGGATGTTATTTGGGCGGTGATGCTCACGCTTATGCGAGTGGCGACTTAACTACAATTCACAATGAAATAGTGGCGAATGATGATGCCAACCACAGACCTTTATCGGCTCTGTATGCGGCAAACATAAAAGCTACTTCTGATTTATCAACGCTTACAGACCTAAATACTTTGAGCGCGAATAAAGTAAGCGCGGTGATAGGTCAGGACGGTGCCGCATTTGGGAACTTCCTTTACCTTACTGCGGGCTATTCAATTTCCTGCATCGGTGCCGCTCTCGGTGCGGTTTCTTTCTCGAATGTATCGAATAGCATTTCATGGATTGCTAAATTCAATATGTCGAACGGTAGCGAGTTAGACCAACCTGCATTCGGAAACGGACAGCAATTGAACGCGCTATCGGTGAACTATATAACGGCTATTGATTCGTTACGGTATATCTTCTTGATGAAGTATATTGATAATGCTGGTTCATACTTTAACGATTCACACACGGCTATTCTGATAACTTCTGATTACGCCTACATCGAAAACAACCGGACGATTGACAAGGCGTGTCGCGGTATTTATTCGAGCGTGCTTCCTGCTTTAGGCGGACCGGTAGTAGGCAATGCAGATGGTACTTTAGCGGACACAACTATTGCTTATCTCACAGGGCTTGCGGAAATCAACTTGACGCAAATGGTGCGCGATGGTGATTTAGTGGGTGACGCAACTACGGGAGCTTTGCCAAATGGAACGGTGACGATTGACCCCGCGCAAAATGTTTTAGCTACTTCGCTAATTATCATTTCGGTGTTGCTTATTCCTATCGGAGTAGCGCGTCAGATTCGCGTAAATATTGGTTTCACAGCAGCTATAACAAAAACATCATAACATGGCAAGTGGATTAATAAACAACATCAACTATTCATGGGCAGATATTAAATTTGTCGTGTTCGGAGTTCCCGTTGTAGGGATTACTGAAATTGAATACGGCAAAGATTTGAAAGTTGATTCAAACTACGGAATGGGTCAAGAGCCTATTAGTTACGGCTATGGAAATAATACTTATAAAGCATCTATTACAGTTTACAAAGACTGGTGGATGTCGGTTATTGCAGCGGCTCCGAATCGTGACCCTACACAGATACCGCCATTTGATATTCAGATTGTTTATGGCAGTTCACGGGTTACGGCATCGCTTGACGTTTTATTGAGCGCGGTATTTACAGCGGACGCGTTGAGTACGAAGCAGGGAGATACTAAAGTGATGATAAAAATTCCTTTAGTAATTGCCGGTATTCAACACAAATATTAAGATTCTTTTTTTCATCATTGGTTTGGGTTGCCGGTGCATTTATGTATCGGCAATTTTTATTAAATTTGCGGGAACCAAAAAAGAGATATGAAAAAGAAACCGAAACAAGTAAAAAAGAAATTAAAACATGAAATTGAAGCAGATTTATTGAGGCTACAAAAGGAGTTTTTCTTATTGGGAAGAAAGAATGAAAAACTTGAACGCGCAAATTTTGATAAGTTGCGGTCAATAAAAAAGCACATATCCGAAATTGATTCTTTAAAGGCTCAATACGGTAAGCAAAGGGAGATTGTTGAGGGGCTTGTTATTGTTAGGGAAAAACAAAGTAAGGAAATTGTAGAATTGCGCGAATACACAACGCAACTTGAGCTGGAAATAAATAAATTGAGGTCTGTTGTTGTAGGTTCTGATGATGCAACATTAAAAACAGAAAAAGAAATTTTAGAGGTTATTATGTATTTAAGAAAGATAAAAAAAACAATATGAGCAAAGAAAAAAAAGAAGTGAAAGAACAAACGCCACAGGAAATTAAACTTGCTGAAATAGAGGCGAAGTGTGTAGAATTGGCAGCTAAAAACGGCTGCTTTAAAGTTCACCCGATTATTTTTATTTCACCGGTAACAAAAGAGATTGATGCGGTGGGATATGTAAAAGAACCTCCGTTACAGGCTAAAATGGCGATGCTTGATATGGCTTTACAGGCTCCGTTTTCGTGCGCTGAAAGTGTTTATGATGCTTATGTGATTAAAGAAGAAAGTGACCCGCGTTTGTGGAATAAACAACCGGAGAACGATGCTTTTTATTTAGGCGGATTGAAAGTTGCGAGCGATATAGTTCAGATGTACTCAAATCAGTTTAAAAAAAAATCAAACTAATTGATGACGAAAGTAGCATGGAGAGCCAGTTTGCCGCTCTAATAATGTACCACTTTAAAATTGATGTAGATAAAGTTAGTGAAGATGAATTTGCAAAATATGTAGGGTGGTTAATCTATGCTTTGAAGCACGATAGCAAATGGAAGGAATAAAGTAAATGGCAATTGTAGAGGATATTCTTTATAGGCTGGGACTTTCGGATATGCTCACAAGCAAGCTGGAGGGCGCAAACGTTGCGGCCAAAGGTTTGGAGGCTACGATGGGTGGCGTTGAGGCTATTCTCGGTTCTTTGGGTATTGCGATGGGTGTTTTCGCAGGTGCCGAATTTCTGAAAGGAAGCGTTGAGGCATTTAACGAAAGCGAACAGGCGAGCGCACAATTAACGGCATCGTTACTATCCACTGCAAACGCGGCAAACTTAAACAGAGAGGCGTTAGATGCACAAGCAGCCGCGTTAATGAAAATTACTTTGTTCGATGATGATGCGGTTACGTCCTCACAGGCGTTACTTGCAACATTTACCAACGTAAAAGATAGTATCTACATGGAGGCTATCCCCGCCATTACTGATTTGGCGGCTAAAATGGGCGGTGATTTACAAGGTGCGACTATACAAGTTGGTAAGGCATTGAACGACCCAATTACGGGAATAGCGGCCTTACATCGTGTGGGGGTTTCGTTTAGTGAAGCACAAAAGAAAGTAATTGAATCGCTTGTAAATACGGGACACGCAGCGGAGGCGCAAAAATTGATTCTACAAGAATTAAATACGGAATTTGGAGGTAGTGCGGCTGCGGCTGCGTTGGCAGGAACAGGCTCATTTACCATTTTACAACACCAGTTTCAGAACGTGCGCGAAGAAATTGGCGGTATGGTAGTCGCATTGGGTACAAGTTTACTGCCCGTATTCGAGGGAATAGTTACGGGTGTAGGCAATATTGTATCGGGTATAAAGTCTATGGCGCATTGGGTAAAAGAAAACACGGACGTGTTCAAAGGTTTAGGCGCGGCATTGGTGGTAGTTGGCGCGGGAGTTGTGGCATTAAACGCTGGTTTAATTATTGAAGAAGGTTTATGGGCGGCAGGTTATATCGCGGTGCAATCAATGACAGGCGCGGTGTGGTTATTAAATGCGGCTACAACTTTTTTTGCAGGTGTAAGTGGGCTTGGTTTATTGGTTGCGGGTCTTGCGGTTGTTGCTGGGGCGGTTGTTTATTGTTACAACCACTTCGATAAATTCAGAGAAACAATAAAGGGCGTGTGGGCTTATGTGAAATCTTTTGCAGTAAGTGTTGGTGAAATATTTTTAGCCGTTGGTAAAATAGTAGTTGATGCTTTGATTCGTCCGTGGCGATTAGGGCAAGACTTTTCGGAACTCGCAAACGCTGCTGGTAACGCGGGAACGTCAGCCGCAAAAGCTTATACAAAAGCATATAATGAGGCAGTAGAAGAAGATTATAAAGGCGCGGGGCCGAAAAAAGCCAATAACTCACCGCTTGTTTTAATGAGTGCGCGAAACAAAGGAAAAGATTCGGGCGCTCCCGAAGCAACAAAAGCGAGTGCATTAACTCCATCAAAAGCAACCGGCACAAAAGCTGTGAATGTTACTATCAACATCGGAAAACTGATTGAGAAGTTTGAAATTAAAACCACGAACATCATGGATAGCGCGGGCAAGATTGAGCAAGCTGTGGCGAATGCTTTATTACGTGCTGCAAATGATGCGAGTTTATACGTTGATTTATAATGGAAAAATTAATCGTACCAAAGACGGGGCCGGTAGCCGATTTAGTTAAGTTCTCAAACTTGACAAACGTAAACACGATACTAAATGCAGCGGTTCCGAATCCGTACATACTGAATCCTGCTTTCAATATTACACAGCCAAAGGATAAACCGCTTTACATTTCCGATTTAGGTACACCTGTAATGAGTGACCTAACTTTAAAAGCGGGCAAATATTTTGATATAGGCCAAAACAAAAGCGTGAACTATCCGAGCGATGGAAACGATATAAAGTTACTAACAGTTATTAGCCGAATTGTGCAAAACATAAACGTGGTGACTACGGTTATTCAGGGCGCACCGGCAGGCGCGGGTGAAGTTACCGAATACATAGGCGCGATGAATGCCACGGTAAATATCAACGGAATTATAACGTCCGCAAATGGGGTTTACCCGCGTGGAGAGGCTAAGAGATTACATGAATGGTTAATTGCGCCTGTATCGAAATCAATAGTTTCATGGTGGTTCGATAATTTGGGTATCAGCAACATAATTGTGTTAGGTTTTGAGATACCACAAAATGAGGGCGAATATTCTCAGCAAATGTTTAGGATAGATGCTAAAGCAGATTACCCGGTGGAGTTAAAGGTAGTTCAACCGCTAAACTAACGTGCCATGTCGAAAACATTCATGCCTCGATGTGTTACAAAAATATCCTTTGTTCAAATAGGGATAGATGATAATGGCACTCAAAGAAATTTAGGCTTGTCATTTGATTTCGTGCATGAATTTGAGGCGAATGATAGTTGGACTTCGCTAACCAACAGCGGCAAAATAACCGTTCCCAAAAATCTTTATTTTACTGATTCAAAAACTGGGCAGGCTATCGGCTTGCAAGGTGCCGAAAAAGACAAGTGGATAGAAAATTTATTTCGCAAAGGTGACGCGGTCACTATCAATTACGGCTATTACACTTACGATGAAAGCGGGAATGAGTTTTTAGACATGGATTCTGAAAATGTTTTTTTTGGCTTCGTTTCCGCGGTGGAAAGCGGTATCCCTATCACGTTGGCGCTCGAAGATACAATGTGGATTTTAAAACAAACGCCTTGCCCGAATATGGTTTGGGATAAAACTAAAACGGTTGAGCAGTTGATGAAATTACTAACGTCCTCGGTGCAGGTTCCTACAATTAAAGACGGTGCTATTGTTAGTTATCCTATTACAATAAACGCGCTAACCGAATCTTACGTTGGCGATTTGCAGATACAAAATGAAAGTGTCGCGCAGTTAATTGAACGCCTCCGAAAAGACTTTCACTTAGAGGCATATTTCAAGGGTAACGAATTGAGGATAGGCTCATTTGTTTACGTAGAAGATAAGTCGGGCAATCCTGTGAATAAATTCACGTTCCAACGCAACATCATTTCGAACGATTTAATTTTCACGCGAAAAGATGATATAAAACTAAGTGCGATTTGCGAAAGTATCAATACTGTTTTCACAGGGAAACAAAATAAACAGGGAGAAGATAAAACGAAGCAGGAAAGGCTAACGGTTCTTGTTTATTGGGATGAAAACGGAATACCACGGTACAAGAAGAAAGAAAAGAATGTTGATTTACCGGCTAATTTAGAAGGGGAAAGAAGAAAACTTTTTTATCCAAACATAAATAGCGCGGCAACTTTAGCACAAGCTGGCTTAGATGAATTAAATAAATACTACTACACAGGTTTCAAAGGCTCATTTGTTACGTTTGCTATACCGCGTGTAAAATTGGGTGACTATATTTATTTGGAAGATACTGTTTTGCCCGATAGAAACGGTTATTATGTAGTTAAGGCGGTTGATTATAGCGGAGGGGTGAATGGACACAGACAAAAAATAACGCTTGACTATAAATTAGTAGTAACGAATAAGCAAGTTCAATCACAAAAGAAAGTTAGCGTATCGTGAGAAAATTATTTGAAGTAATAGCAACAATTGCAGCGGGTTTCTTTCTTTGCATTACTGTGTTTATAGTATTCGCTGGAGTGTTTGTAATCGCTTGTAAATTCCTTTTATGAGTAACGATAGAGGCATACAGTTCGCAGTTCAAAAACTTTCGGGAAACTTTAAAAAAGACCGACCATTTTACGTTTGGGGCGAAGTTGATTCTTACGATGAAAAAAAACAAACGTGTGTAGTTATTGGTGAAAACGGAGTGAAGATACCAGACGTTGCTCTTAGCGCGGGCGTGTGTGACGGGCTTATAATACTTCCGGTTGTTGGCTCAACCGTTGTAGTCGGACATTCCACTTATTCTCCGCAGCGGTTTATCGTTTTATTTTCCGATATTGATAAATTGCTTTTGCAGGTTGGCGAAAGCTCAATAACGGTTTGGAACGCTGCGCAAAATGGGAATCAGGAAATTCAGTTTAATGATGGAAGTTATAAGGGCTTGGTGAAGGTTGAAGATTTAGTTACTAAGCTCAATAATTTAGAGGATGATTTGAACAACCTGAAAGACTTTCTGAAAACGCTATTAACTACAACCGTAAACGAACCCGGAAACGGTGCGCCCTCCGCTTTTCAAGTTGCGATGAATAGCGCGTTGGCTACTTACTACGGTAAAAAGTTTACCGACACAACCGTGGACGACCTTCAAAATAAGCTCATAACGCATGGGCAATAATTTCTTAAATTTGCGGCATGGATGAAATTGATAAACAACGTTACGATGTACAGTTAGATGGCGACAACGGATTGCTGTTTTCGGTTGCGGGCGACTTTATAATTAAGCCGAGCGATGAGCAGCACATAAAGGATATGATTAACGCGGCTCCATGTACATGGAAGCCAACGCCAACATCGGGCGTGAATATCAAAAAGTATTTAGGCGGAAATACTGATTTACAGGAGCTGGGAAAAAATTTAAGGCTGCAATTACAATCCGATTTATACATTGCGAACCCATTGCCGGTATTAGGAACTGACGGTATTCTTTACCCAAATCCAAATGTAACACTATAATGACTACCTACGCTTGTGTTTCCGGTCAAAGTTGGAGCGATGTGGTTCTGAATACCTATCAGACAATGGATATGTATGTGAAGTTTCTAAACGACAATAATTTAACGCCAGATTCATTACCTTTGAGCGGTCAAAAAGTTTTGTGGGATGAAAGTTTAGTTTTCGACACGACAGTAAAAACACAGATTTCAAATAACGGTATTAAATACGCAACATTATTAGGCTTCGGGATTCCCGAACAAATAAACCCAATTTTAGAAATGTATAAAGACACAAGGGAGGCTCAATACACCGCTTCGGCAAACGGTGAAACAACGGTTACAATTACCGAGTTGCAAGGATGCGAAATTGTTCAAGTAACAAAGGAAGTACAACCGCTCAAAAATGCCGCGTTCAACTTTAATTCGATAACAGGGCAGGTTACGCTATTGGGCGGGCTAAGTCTTGTTGCGGGTGAAACATTATTTATCATTTACAAAAAAACAATAACGTGAAAAAACTATTTTCTATTTTCATTCTGATTTGCGCGGGGCTAATTTCATTTGCTCAATTCCCTTCACCGAACATTTACGGGTATAAGCATTTTGTGAATGGATATACACCGCCAATTATAAACACTTCGCAGCAAAACGCGATTGTTTCACCCCCGCAGGGTGTAACTATTTTCAATACCGATTCTTTACGTTTCCGTTTTTATAACGGCACTTCATGGCAGAGTATCGGAGGCGGTCAAATTGGAGTAACGGGCGCAACAGGTGTGGCGGGTGGAACTGGAGCGACAGGCGCACAAGGTATAAAGGGCGTTACGGGGGCAACAGGGTCTAAGGGAACTATGGGCGCAACGGGATTGGGATATGGGGGTACTGCTTGGGGCGTAACGGGAAACACGGGAACAACAGGAGGAAATTTCCTCGGCACAACTGACAATAAGGATTTGAGGTTTGTAACTAACAATATATTCAGGGGGGGGTATCAGCATGGCGGTAAGCACGTATCTTTATTCGGTGATTCGGTGGAGTTATCAACCGCAACAGAAAGGGGTAACTACGGCTCAATTAATCCCGCTAATGGTAGCGTTGGGTTTTCGGCTCGATACTTCAAAGACAAAAATGATTTAAACGGTTACGCCTACATAGGAACTCATGCAAATATTGCAGACCATAACGATAGCTTAGTAGTTGATATGCTCGTAAACAATTCGTCTTATGGTGCCGCATGGTTTTACCTTTTAGGGCAACAAAGGCAGATGGGGCTATCTGTTGCCGGAGCCTCCCATTTTGCAGTTGAATATATAGATACAACCGGAATTTTATTTACACAAACTGTAGATACAATATTTAGGATTGATGCTTTAAATAATAAGATTCAATATAAAGACGGCTCACAAGGGCTTCGAAAGGTTCTTACAAGCGATGCGAATGGTGTGGCATCGTGGCAGTCTTTCGTAGGTACACCAATAAAAGATACAATCGCGGCAACGGGTGCAACTATATCCCCTGCAATAAATACTACCCATGTAATCACTTCATCGGGCGCAATTACATCGGCAACACTTTCTTTTCCATCGGGCGCAACGGGCAATTGGATTATCGTAATTTTCAACAAAGCAATAGCAACCTTAACGAATAGCGGAACGGGCGCTGGAACGGTTGGATTGGTCGCGCCATTGTTGGGAACAAGTAAAATTTATGTGAATATCGGGGGCGAATGGTATTGAAAACACTTACGCTAATACTTCTTTTTGTATCTGTAAATTCTTTTTCGAGGACGGTTGTTTTCGATAATAAAGGCACTGCCATAATTAAAACTTCAACTAAAATTACTATCCCTTTCAACGTCCATTTAGTAACGGCCTCGCTTTCATCAAGTGGCGTTTACGTTAAGGATGATATTGGCGACACGGTAATGATTAACCACACGCAAACATTTTTTCCTACCGATTCGCTTTTGTTCGATTACGTTTATTCGATGGTAGATTTATTTCGGGGCAGTAAAGAATATTTCGGGGCGTGGAAATTAGATTCAACATTAACATTGCCTAAAGGGGCAAATACAGGTTATGTTTGGACGTGTTCAAATGGTGGCGGTTTAGGTCATTGGGCGGTAGGCGGAACGGGTAGAGGTGGAACTGGTCCAACTGGTCCCGCTGGTGGAATGGGTTCAACTGGCGCTACTGGCAGTAACGGAGTAACGGGCGTAGTTGGCGCTACGGGTAGCAACGGAACGAATGGCAGCAACGGGGCAACAGGAGCCGCAGGCACAAATGGAACTAATGGAGTTACAGGCGTAACGGGTTCAACGGGCGCTACGGGCAGCAACGGAGCTACTGGGGCAACAGGGAGCGCTGGGAGCAATGGAACAAATGGCACAAACGGTGTTACGGGTGCGCCAGGTAGTACTGGGGCAACGGGCGCAACGGGTTCGGATGGTGCATCTATATCTATTTGGAAATATCTTGCCAAAACAACTACCACATCGGGCTATCCTTCAAATGGAAGGGTGCAATGGAATAATGCAACACAAATATCCGCAACCGTATTAGACATATCCCACCTTACGGATGACAATTTAGATATTGATATTTTCTTAGCATTGCTTTCAGTTGGTCAAAACATTACTATTCAAGATAGAAATGTTTCAAATAATTATCAGACGTGGGTAGTTACAGGAACGCCAACTAATTTCAATGCAGGTACATCGACTTCATATTGGCAATATCCTGTTTCTTTAGTAAGTTCGGGAGGTACAGGCACAACTAATTTTGGTTCGGGTGCAACGGTATTTATAGCTATAACAAGTTCGGGGCAGACGGGCGCAACGGGCGCAACAGGGGCAAACGGCTCAAATGGAACTAACGGAACAAATGGAACAACAGGAATAACGGGCAGTACAGGCGCAACAGGAACAAACGGTTCGAACGGAAGTAATGGAACGACAGGAGCAACGGGTACAACTGGCTTTACTGGTGCAACGGGTAGTAACGGCTCGAATGGTAGCGCAGGTGCTACAGGTAGTACGGGAATAACAGGGAGTACAGGAACTAACGGAACCGATGGCGATGATTGGTTTCAAATGTACCGAGATGTAGGTTCAGCAATAGTAACAGGGACTTATGGTATTGGGATTGATAGATTAACGGCCACAACTGCGCTTCTTACTAATCAAAATGCCATTTATTGCCTTGTAAGGTTTAAGCAATCATACACCATACAAGGGGTAAAGTGGTTTCAAGGTACGCAAGGCGCCTATACCGCAAATAACTATAACGGTATTTTTATTGGTTCGCTTAGTGGTGGTACGGTCACTATTGTAGATACTTCCGCAAATGACGGTAATATTTGGAAGGGTACGGCTAACACATGGCAGTCAAAAGCATTTACTACACCTTATACCGTTTCCGCAGGTACTTATGTTATTGGTGCGCTTTATTGTACTTCTTCTGGCTCACCCACTAATCCAACTGTTTATGGAGCATCAGCAACCTCTGTTTCAGCGGCTCAAACTGCCGACTTCGCTAACTCCGTAAAGTTGGTGGGTACAAAAGCGAGTGTTACGAATATTATAGTAGGCGGTACTCAAGCATTTTCAGGGCTTACAGGAACGAATCAATTAATCATGTTTTTCCCCTATCAATAATATGCTATCAAAAGACACATATACAAACGAGATTGTTGCAAGGCTAAAGGTATTTTTAGAGCAAAAATTAGCCGATAGCGGTTTCGATTCAGTTGACCAAATTCAATTCTTTGCGCTCGATACTCGCTCGGCAAATACTACCGTAATTAAGGCAAAGGCGGCTGTAAAATATCATAATGATGTATGGTTTGCAGCTAAGACACATATTTCAGGCAATACCTACCCAACAGCATTAGACCCACAAATTTATATTGATTCAATAGCCCCTCCTTCATTATGAAAAAACTACTATTCATTCTATCGGTTATATTCTTTAGCGGATGTAAGGAAACTAACTATAATAACCATGCGAAATATACTAAGGTGGACGGGTGGAATATGCACGTTGATAGTGCGAGTAGAACGGAGATTAGGCGGTGGAGATGTACGGACGTTTGTAATTGGGAAAAATATTAAATTTGCACAAATAACTCACACACACATGGAACAAGTAAAAAGCATTTTTCAAAGTAGAACATTTTGGTTCAACATTTTAACCGGATTGCTTGGTGTTACTGCCACAATAGGCGCACCACAGCTTACGCAATTAGGATTATCTGACCACGCGCAAAATATCGCGCTTGTAACAATAGGCGGTTTTAACGTGGTAGGGAATATCATTCTTCGCGCAATAACAAGCGAGGCGGTAACTACTCCATTAACGCCTAAAAACTAAGCACGAAATGGATTACAGTTCTATCATTGCGATACTCGCTATATTTCTAACGGGTGCAGGTTCAACTATTGCCATTTATGTGAAATTCAATAACGATATGGCACTCGCAAAGTTCCGAATTTCAACACTAGAAAAGCAATGTGAACACCTATCGAATAAGGTCGAGCAACAGGATGGTAATATTGCTAAATTGCTTGGTGAACTTAAAGATGATATTCACGGTTTGCGATTATTGATTGAACAAAATAAGTCTTAATGACAAACGCGGTACTATTCACAATTATTTTTTTACTTTTACTTTCCATTATTAAACAACAAAAAACAATCATCATGACAAACGAAGAACTCGTAGCAGGATTAGCAGATGTTACCGCAACAGTTGGTAAAATCAAAACCGAAGTAACAACTACTTTGGAACATGTAACAGCGCTTGAAACATCATTGGCAAACAGCGGAACCGTGTCGCCCGAAGTGCAAACGGCTTTTGATGCGTTGAAAGCATCGGTTGAATCAGTAGATTCGCTTATACCGGATGCGCCTACGGTTTAACCCGTATCGAACGAAACAAAAGAAGCCTTGCATTTGCGGGGCTTTTTTTGTTTATATTCGCACCTATGACATGGCTAACCGCACTATTTGAGGCTATTAAAGCCGCATTCGTATTCAGTACGAAAGTAACACCGAGTGAAAAGATTCAAGAAGAAAGATTCGAGATAAAGAAACCGCGTATATCAGGGCAGGAAATGACGCGAATATTCGATAAGCGTTTCCATGATTTACGCCACCATCCCGAATTAGACATCACCACCAATGTAAGTATGATTTGCAACGATTTAAACGCGGAAGATAGAGCGGAATTGGTTAGCCAATTAACGGCAAGATTGAACGCTGATGATATTTATAATAGGGCGAAGTCAAAGAAATCAAAATACCGACTTTAAAACGGCATACCTTTTTCCCTAAAATTCAACTCCATTTTGTCGCACTTAATTAGAAGCGATTTAACCGCTGTTTCACTTTTAAAAGCCATTCGCCCGTCTATTTCCAAATTCCACCCGATAGACCCACCGCATTTTGTTTTAGAGATAAGTTTCAACGGTTGCTGCCTTCCTGCTTTGTCTATGTACGGTAGCCGGTATATCTTATGGTTCGGGCGTTTCCCGACTATTCGATAAGATTCTCCACCTACCAAAGTAAAACTACTTGTCATTGATTTTTAGTTAGTTGTAAAATTTAGTTGCGTAAATATCGGAGTTAGCGGAAAGCATTAGCACCCTGCTTATCATTGAACATTTTTACCCTTTGTTCATCAATTTCGTATGCTATAAAATTCCTATTTAATTCTTGACAAACTTCGCCAACTATTCCACTCCCAAAAAACGGGTCTAAAACTATCCCATTTTCAGGGCAAAAGCATTTAATAAGTATCTGTATTAAATCTTTTGGCTTTGCAGGTATTTTTCCCGTATGTGGCTTATTAAAATGATAGTGATCTCTTATCCAGGTTCCTTCATCTGATTTATCAAATTGCCTTCCTTCCGCTTTGTAGTCCCCAAATACCTTACTACTTCGCTTCATTGATTTTGTGCCTTCATTGTAATCTAATCCAGTTCTTACATCTACATAAAAGTCTTTACTCAATGTAAGCCAGAATATTTTTTGGAAGGATACAAGTGGCATTCGCTTACTTACCCAAGCACCGCCATTTGAAAAACTCCAAATAATTTCACGCCTAAATATGTGATTTACTTCGTTTCTTAATTCAAAATCAAATGGCTGCTTAGTAAAGCAAATAATGTTTCCTGTTAGTTTTGTAACCCTTACTGCTTGACAAATTAAACCTTCTTCGCAAAGTTTATCCCAATCCTGATAATCGGGGTCTAATATTGTTAAGTCAATACTATGGTCGTCTAAATCGCAAATTAAATCCATTGCGTTCCCTTGAATTAACCCATGCCTTCCGCTAACATCGGCTTGGCAAAATGGGGGCTTTAGTCCTTCTATCATCATTTATCTGTTATTGAACATTAGTAATTCTAATCGGCTTTTGTGGGTTAAATTCCCCCCCTTCGCCAAGCCGCAAACGTTGGCAGTAATGCTACTTCTTCAATTTCAAAGGAGCATTTATAAAGTGTTTAATAAATTTCATACTATGTTTTTTGCACAGAAAAAAAGTATCTGTTGAAACACTCATTAAATAAATTCCTTCTGCCTGTAAGACAAAGAAGTATTCGCAATCACAAGACCAAGTTTCAGATTTCAACTTTTGGATTGTTGGAGTTAATTCTTTGTATTTCAAGTGCAAAATATCTTCGTCCGACACATCTTCATTTGACATTTCAAAAGCACCAACATTGTAAGCTAAAAAGTTTCGTTCCCTTATTCCAGTAAGCATCACATAATGCCCACTTGAATTGACCGCACTACTGCCAACACTGCATTGCTGCAATGGGGGCTGACGGAAGTCATTGGGCACTATATTTTCAAATAAACTGTACTGCATATTTTCAACTTTTGTATTTCAAAGTCCACCACCATCGCAAAGCCGAGAACCGTTATTGGTGCAAGTCTACGGCAACCACTCAGAACGTTTAATTGTAGTTAAAAATTTCAAAGAATCATTATTTAAGCCTATATCATCAGGCAAAGAATAGCTGACAGGAAAATCACCTACTCCGTAATGTATTTTTATTCCAACTCTTTGTATTGCTAAAATCATATCCTCTCTACTATTAAATTTGATATTTTGAGTTATTGATTTTTCGTCTTGTTCTAAATTGAAAGAAATAATTTCAGGATTGACAATTTCTCCGTTTAATATAATTTCTATTTTGTTAAAATCCATTTTTTTAAATTAAATTTAGTGATGATAATCCGCCCAGCACATAACAGCGTATAAAAGATATGGCACATTTGGCTTTGTACCTTGATTTAAACATTCGTATAAGTGCCACATCTCTTATATGCAAACCGTTATCGGTGCAATATTAAAACTAAAAACCGAAACTACAACAAACTACAACAATTTATTTTTTACATTCGCACAAAACAATAAACATGAAAAAACTATTAATCGCAGTCCTAAGCCTATTTATCATCGCTTCTTTGCCATCTTGTAACGCTACAAAAAAAGCAACCGACTTCGTTCACAAGCATTGTCCTGATTCGTCTATTAAGGCTAATGATGATGGAACGTTTACGGTTTCAATTAGTTGTGAGAATCTTTATAACACCGAGCAACTTCAAAAGTATATCGTAAGTGGCCGTATCACTTACGATGTGGCGAATGCGGAACTATTGGTAACTGGTGTATCGAAACAAAGTGTTCCGGATATAATGGCAATATTGAAAGCTATAATTTCGGGAGTGAAGAAATAGCCCCATTTAGGATAGTATCCTTTAGCTGATGCCGTTCGATTATTCGGGCGGCATTTATTTTTACAAAACATTTGGAAAGTTCAAAACTGTTTTTACATTTGCCGCCATGATTAGTAGAAGTAATCAAATACAAACCTTTTTGCCCGTTGTGCTTTTGTCGGCTTCTACCCGCGAAAGTGCTTCGGGCTTCTTTATTTTATGAATATTACAAAAGATAATTTCATCGCTAACCACGATAAAGAAATTCAATTGCTGTTAAAAAAAATTAGCAAGAAATCAAAAGCATTTGCAGCTAGGAATAAGGGCAAATGGTATGGAGATTTAGGCTCCGTATTAGAAGATTTACAAAATATAGATAAATTTTTACAAGATGAAAAGTGAATACGAAAAGTTCTTAGAGTCGAAAGTAATTATAAGCGAGGACTTCGGTTTTGATTTGCCGGAAAGTGCAATGACACCAATTCTCAAACCTCACCAAAAGGACATTTGCCTTTGGAGTTTGAAAGGAGGGCGAAGGGCTATCTTTGCATCATTTGGTTTAGGCAAAACATTTATGCAACTTGAAATTGCTAAACAGTGTATTGATAAGGAAAACAAACCTTTTTTAATATGCTGTCCTTTAGCAGTAGCAGGTGAATTTAAACGTGACAATAAAAAGCTAGGCACTGGATATGAGATAACATACATAACCGATACCGATACTATTCAGAATTACGAGCCACAAATCTATATAACTAATTATGAAAGGGTGCGAATGGGTGATATTGACCCATCTAAATTTTGCGGTGTTTCTTTCGATGAGGCTTCAATTTTAAGAAACCTGAAAACAGAAACAACTAACTACATTTTAAAGCGATTCTCACAGGTTCCATATCGCTTTGTTGCAACTGCTACACCTACGCCAAATGACTACATAGAAATATTAAACTATGCCGTTTATTTGGGCGTTGCTTCGCGCGGGCATTTGCTTACAAGATTCTTTCAAAGAGATTCTACAAAAGCAGGGCACCTCACTTTATATCCAAACAAAGAAAAAGAGTTTTGGATGTGGGTTTCAACGTGGGCAGTATTCGTAAACATGCCGAGCGATTTAGGATATGACAATACAGGATACGATTTGCCGGAAATAGAAGTAGTTGAACACATGGTAAAAGCAGAATCGAAAGAAAGCTATGTAGATAAGTGGGGAGATACTGTAATGTTTAGAAACATGGCAAATTCACTCATCGAAGTTTCGCGCGAAAAAAGAGAAAGCATTGCGACACGTTGCGAAAAAGCATTCGAGCTTTCAAAGCATTATGACAGCTCAATTATTTGGCATCATTTAGAAGCGGAGCGAGGCTATCTTGAAAAGCTATTCGATGAAACTAAATACGAATCAGTTTATGGAGGTCAAAAGAATATTGAGAAAGAAAAGCTACTAATTGACTTTTCAGAAAACAAATATGATTATCTTTTAACCAAACCAAAGATAGCAGGTAGCGGCTGTAACTTCCAAGAGTATTGCGCATCAGCTATCTTCGTTGGAATTGATTACAAGTTTAATGATTTCATCCAAGCCATTCACCGTATTTATCGCTTCGGGCAAACTAAGCAGGTAACGGTTCACATCATTTATACCGATAACGAATATGAAGTATTGAAAGCACTTTATGAGAAGTGGGAGAATCATAAAAAGCTACAACAAAACATGATTGAATTAGTAAAAGAATATGGTTTAAACAAACAAATAATAAAACAACAAATGGAAAGACAAATCTTTAAAAACGGCAAAAAGAATGTTATCGGTGCGGCTACTTTATACAACAACGATACAGTTGTAATTTCAGCTGAGCTACCTGAAAACAGTATTGATTTAATTGTAACCTCTATTCCTTTCGGTGACCATTACGAATACTCCGATAACTACAATGATTTCGGACATAATCATGGTAATGGCAATTTCTTCAAACAAATGGATTTTCTAACTCCAAATCTTTTAAGAGTATTAAAGCCGGGTCATGTGGCAGCTATCCATGTAAAAGACCGTATTCGTTATAGTTACCAAAACGGAACTTCATTTACAACTATTTCCGATTTTAGCGGTCAAACGGTTCAGCATTTTATAGATAATGGTTTTTACTTAATGGGTAAAATTACAGTAGTAACGGACGTTGTGCGCGAAAATAACCAAACATACAGATTAGGATGGAGCGAACAATGTAAAGATTCTACAAAGATGGGCGTAGGATTGCCGGAGTATATTCTGCTATTCAGAAAGGCACCTACTGAAATGAATAATGCTTATGCTGACGAACCTTGCCACAAAGAAAAAAGCGATTACACCCGCGCTACATGGCAGTTAGATGCTCATGCTTTCCAGCGTAGCGATGGAAATAGATTTATGAGTTTGGAGGAGTTAAAGAAATTCGATTTGGGTAAAATTTGCAAGGCTTGGGAAAAGCATAATAAAGAAGATATTTATTCTTACAAAGAACATTTGGAAACGTGCGAGTATTTAGAGGAATTTGGAAAGCTAAGTAGTCTATTCATGACTTTGCCGGTTCACTCAAATACTGATATGGTTTGGACAGATATTAACAGAATGGATACTCTAAATACAAACCAAGCTAACTCAAAAAAAGAGAAACACATTTGCCCGCTTCAGTTAGATATTATAGAGCGTTTAATAAACCGTTACAGTATGAAAGGAGATACTGTTTACGACCCTTTTGGAGGTCTTTTTTCAACTGCTTACAAGGCTATTGAGATGCAGCGAAAAGCGATAAGTGTAGAGCTAAACACAGAATACTTTCAAGATGGATGTTTCTATGTGAACGCCAAGAATTATAATCTAAACGTCCCCACACTATTTGACCTGTAAAACTAAAGGCGGCTTAACGGTCGCCTTTTTTATTTATATTCGCCCAATGGCTTCACGTTCCACCTCCGATTTAAACGAGATACTTTCAGACGCTTATTCAAAGGCTTGCGCTGAATATCTCAAACAATATCCAAACGATTCGCAACCTTTTATCACTTGTACCTTTCGCAGTAACGATGAGCAAGATACTCTATACCAACAGGGGCGCGGCTTGAAGGGTAAAATAATAACCAATGCGCGAGCGGGCGAATCTCCACATAATTACAACCCCTCCGCTGCTTTCGATATTGCTTTCATTACAGTAGCAAAGAAATTAGACTGGAGCGCAAAGAACTTTAAAAACTTTGCAGATATAATTGTGAGAATACAGCCTTTGGTGGAGTGGGGCGGTAGTTTTAAATCTATTCCCGATGCACCACATTATCAACTGAAAGATTGGCGTAAATACGTCAAAGCCGATTTAGCGGCGTAACCAACAACAACCAATATGGCCTCTAAAACAACCGAAGTGGGAAGAGTAGTTAGGCAGTATTTACAGGAATTTCCAAACACTTCTAAACATACGTTAGCCGAAAAGCTATTCGATGAAAACCCGTTGCTATTTGTATCTTATGAATCTGCGCGTTCTGCTATTCGCTATCATACCGGAGCGAATGGTATGGTAAATAAGAAAAAGATAGGCGAAAATCTTATTGAGCATAAAGCCAACTTTTCACACGATAACCCGTTTGGACTTCCACCAACGGAGGCAAAAGCATTTGAGCCATATATCTTACCAAAGGCATCAAATAACATTCTTTTCCTTACGGATATACATTTGCCTTACCACGATATAAACGCGCTTACATTGGCTTTAAAATACGGCAAGGAGCGCGATGTAAATACTATCTATCTTAATGGCGATATTTTAGATTGTTACAAGGCATCTTTTCACGAACAAGACCCGCGCAATCGTGATATGAGTTATGAGTTGGAACAGGGTAGGCAATTTATTGATTTGCTAAAAAGGGAGTTTCCGAAAGCTAAAATATACTATAAATGTGGGAATCACGAATTAAGATGGGAAAGGTTTTTAAGAGTGAAAGCTCCTATATGTCTTGGTATGGAAGAGTTCAGGCTTCCTATCCTTTTGAAACTTGGTGAAAAGGGCGTAACTTGGATTGAAAACAAAACTTTGACAATAGCCGGGAAACTTTCAATAGTTCATGGTAACGAAATGAAGGGCGGTGGGGGTATTAATGTGGCAAGAACTTTATGGCTAAGAGCATCTACAAATATCATTGCAGGTGATAAGCATAAGACACAAGATATGATTGAAACAGATATTCAAAACAATTCACACGGTGCATGGAGTGTTGGTTGCTTATGCGAGTTAAACCCTGACTATCTTCCATACAATAGATGGAATCATGGATTTGCAATAATTATGATTTCAAGCGATGGAAGTTTTGAGGTTCAAAATAAAAGAATAGTAAAAGGAAAAGTAGTTTAACAGTTTTCCGTTACATGTTTCCAAATAGCCTTTCTTTTAATCTTGTAAATTTGGCATAACGATATTCCAAAATTATTAGCCAATTCTACTTTAGATATAGGCGAATTATATATTTCAAGAACATCGCTATCTGATAACTTTGCCCTGCCATTATTCGTTCCATATGGCTGTCTTTTTCTTTCAACTCTATCTCTTGAATTATCGTATGGTGTTCCAATATCAAGATGTTGCGGGTTTATGCAATTAGGATTATCGCATTTATGCCTTACTACCATTCCATTTGGTATTTCACCACCACTAAGATAATGCACTGAATAAACATGCCTATGGTGCTTTATTCGTTTCCCATTAAAACACAATACAGTATATCCATTTTTGTCTTTTTGGTGCGATGTGCAGTTATGACAGCCATTTTCATCTACGCTCCATGTAATAATTTTAGACTTTGCTCCCATAATAAAAAAATATCCGCTACCTAATAAGTGCCGCAAGACACCGTTCGATAACGGATATAAAAGTTTGAGTAATATTTTTGGATGCTTGCGGACATCATGGGACAAATATAATAATTTAAACCGTATATTCGTGCATAACAAGCAGATTATTAACGGCAAAATTCACTAAATGAAATACCTATTCACATTCGAGCCATCCTACACAGTACGAATAGACAGCGATACGGAAAATAGCGAATCGTTTGTTTCTGTTTATGCTACCAAATATCCACAGGCGGTAAAGAAAGTTCTTGCCATGAAGCTACCGAACATAAACGAAGAAAGCGATTTGAAATGGGTATCAACGCAAGAGGAGCATGACTTTGAAGAAGCTGACCCTACTGTAACGGCATAATTATAATAACACTATATTGGCACGATAACATTTACGATGTTATCAAGCTATTAGTGCTTAGTATTTATTACACCAAACAAAACAACTCGATTTCGTTTGGTGTGGCGAAGGTTATTTTGTAACAAAAATAGGTTAAATTTGTTACAACTGCATTTTACTTTTTTGAGCCGATTAAATACGATTTGAGCCGATTGTTTCTATTCCATCATCCGGCATAGGGTCTGGTGTAATCGGTGCAGGGTAAATCTTTTCTATTTCAACGTCCTCAATTTCTGCCCACTTGAATCGTGGCGCAATTTGAGCGAACCGTTGAACTTCATCGAATGATGCTTGTATTGTTTCGGGTATTGGTTTCATATCAAAAGCAATTTAATATGAAAGAATCACCACTCCATTTCTCAGGCGCTGGTAATCGAACGTGCGATGTAGTAACGCGCTGAACCGCTTTAGTATTACCCGCTCGTGGCTTTCTATTCCATAGGCTTAGTTGTGTCATTTCTGCCCACCTATCGAGGTTCTTTTCGGACTTTAATTGTCCTTTGCGATTCTGCTCTATTCGGTTCGGTATAAATCCATTTTCCTTTGCAACCTTGCCTATTGTTCGGGCGCTGATTCCTAACTTTCCCTCCGCTTCGCGTTGCGTCATTCCTGATTCCATAACTTCCATAATTCGTTTAACTTGTTCTTGTGTCATTATTTTTATTTTAAAAAGGATATTCAAAATTATTCAATTCTATTTTAACAGGTATTGATTCAGAAAGTGTCTTGTATCCTACTCTTGTTTTTCCGTTCTGATAACATAGTCTTCCGTTGTAAACTTTTCTTTTTACGGGAGTTCCGTCTAATAAATATCCATTAGCCTTTTTGTCTATTCCGATGCCATTTACCACACGAATAAGAATTACACTATATTCTTTCATTTTCAATATTTTATGTGTAAGTAACATTCGCCAATTCGCCAGTTATGCCCAATTTGGTTTTCTCAAAAGGGGGTAACAGCCAACCACCATACGATTTAGTCCGTACAGAATCCACCATTACATCCGCTACCTTCTCCGAAATTAAAATCTTGTTGCAGTCCAACTGCTTTAATTTGTTCGTACTTCATTTCCTTTTTCCATCTTGCATTTGTTTCTTGGTCTGCAAACCATTGCATCTTCTCTGGATTATCTTCAAAGTTCTTTCGTAGTTGCTGAATAGATTTATGAAAACAACCTACGCAGTTACTATCGGATGGAAATATAATACCACTTTTATCTGCCCATTGTTTTACCTGATAGTGAACTATCTTATTTTCAATCAATGGAAAACAACCTTCACGCCATTCTATTTCTTCCCATTTGTTTCTCGTTCCCATTGCTGATTTTCCTACAATTCCCTTAAATGAAGTTGATAATCTTTCGGCTCGTTCCATTTCATCGTATCGGAAACCGATACCCATTTTAATCTTCTCGCCTATATTCTTAAACCACCAATCCCATATAGGTCGCATCTTCATTTCAGTAGTGCAAAATCTCCATTGTTGGTTCGGCAATCCTTTACCTCCCGTTGCTTTTCTGTTCACCTTCTCAAAAGTATTTCCTGTAACCCAAATAATTTCCTTGCCTATCTTCTGCTCTAAATCAATAACTACCTTCAATGTCAAATCGCTTTCGGCTGTCGCAATAAACTCCTTACCTATCTTATCTGATACTATTTTGATAAGTGCTTCATCCTTTGGTGAGCAGTTCTTATCTTCAATAGTAACCAATGCGAATACTTCGTAGTCTGCTGGATAATGCGTAGCCATATACGCACTTGTTTTTCCTCCTGATATACTATTTACGCTTTTCATTTTCTCGTATTGTTTTTCCTACATTATACCAATATTGTTCATCGCAATATTCCATTGCACTTCTAAATGATGCTCCATCAGATGCAAAAGAATCCCATACAAACAGCCACCCCCTTTTGAGAAAACCAAACTTTCGCAGGGCGGGCATAACATCGGGTATAGTAAATAATTTTTTCCTTTTCATTTGACTTTTATTGTTAAAAATTACTTCCCATACCCGTCAGCGTTAGCAGCAATGCTCCAACCACTTATTAGCAGCTTCATCAGGTGTCCAACTACCTACTTCTTTTTTACAGTTTTCGCAATATGTAACATATACATAGCAATCGCCTGAGTGCATATAGTAATACTTTTCACCTTCAATTTTACCATTAGCACTGCTGCTAACAGCACCTTGTTTCAATGCCTTAATTTTTGGCTTCGTAGAAACTTTTGCCTTTGATTTTATCTGTGTCATTCTAATTTAATTTATTGTTAATAATCGGCACTAAAACAAGCCTCGATACGTTATGCTTTAATTTTGATGAATAAAAAATCATGTATCTTTCCGTTCACTATCCATATTAGGCTACGGTCATCATATCCTGTGTGTAGGTATAATAGCCGGAATACGTAGGATGAATATAGGATAGGGTAGAAATGGAAGCGTGTCATTTCGTTTCTTTAACTGTGAATTAATTCTAATTGATTTTTACAAGCGTTTTTATGTACTCCCGGCAAAGAATAACCCGCTGCTTAATAAACTCAATATCATCATCATTCCGCACAACATCAAACACCTTTATTTTGTATTCATCGGGAATGTTTGCATAAGTCATTCTTTCGCGCATTTCATCAACTATTTCGGGCGTTAAATCGTAGCCCGCTTTGTAACAGTAAGACTTTGCTTCCTGCTGAATAAGTTTTTCGGGTGTATCAGAAAGAACATAAACGAACTTAGCCATTTTAAGCCCCGTTAGCCACATATAAATCTGACCTTGATAATAATTGTCATCGTTTGGTATTTCATCATCAAATAGGGGGAAGGAAAAGCAATCCCAACTATTTTTTGCATCAATAACTATTTCACCAGGTAAGCAATCTGGAGAACCACTCGCAAAATCATTTTCAAAATACTCGTCATTCTTAACAAGTAATTCAATTTTTAAGTGTTTCCCAATAGTTTTGAAAGATTCAAGTTCAACCATTTCGCCCTTTGCCGTAAACTTACTTGTAAACTCCTTTCTGCGTTGGTAAATCTGTTGCTTAACCCATTGTTCGCAATACGTTTTTGCGCCAACAGGAAGGATGTTCGGTTTTGATTTAGCGGTGCAGATTTTACTTCCTGCACTCGCTCTTATTTTAAACTCTTTCATGGTTATGCTTTTTTACTTAGTTCAAGATATTTTTTGTTTCCTGCATCCTTAAATCGCTTATCATCAGTTACGTATTTCGGCAAAAGGTTTTTCAAGTCTTTTAAATCATCCACATTTTCACACTTCGCTAACTTAGCAACAGCATCACTTACCGCGCTTTCAGTATCAACGCCTGTTTCGCACCACTCCGCTATCAATTTACCAGTTTCAATGGAAGGGACAAATTCGGGTTTACCGGCAAACAATCCTGTTCTATCCTTTGAGCAAGTAGCCATGTGGTTAGTATCAATTTCAAGGTTCAAAGTTAATTCATACTCAAAACCTTCGCGGGTTACTTCTTTCAAGCCTATTTTTTGCGGTGTAAGTTTACCGGCTGAGTTAGTAGTCATTTCATAGTCCTGCTTTCTTCTTACAGTTGTAATGACGTGGCACTTGCTTTGAAGGATAGCATCTATAAATGATTGATGGCGCGGTGTTAGTTTCGCCCAATTTGTGTAGCTATTTCCTGTCATGGAGTTGCTTATTTCCAAAATTCCACCTTTGCCGTCCCATTCGTGAGTAATTGAATCAATGATAATTACAGCGGCTCCGGCATCTTCACAGGCTTTTATCGCTTGAATGTATCTTTCGGGTGAATATGGGGCTTGTAATGGCAGAACCATATACTCTCCTAAGTGAGCGTATAAATCACCGCTTCCATTTTCCGTATCAATTAGGGCTACTTTGCCCCAATCTCCACAAAGTCCATTTGCTAATAATAGTGCGGAGTATGTTTTACCGCCTCCACTTACCGCTGAAAGTCCTAATCTAATTTTGGCTTTCTGTCTTGTTGCTTTTCTAAGTTCCATTTTTATTTTGGTTTGTTGATTAAAAAGAATTGTGATTTAAAAGACTGCAAATGTTCAATAATGCGGTCGTATCTTCGAGTGAACTCCTCCGCTGTAATTTCTATGTGCTCAGCATCGCAAATATAGGTTTCCATAAACTGGCTATACCAATCTACTGAGCTATCCCTAACTATTAATGTTTTGTCTTCATTAAGATAGGCTACATAAGTTCCTGAATCCATTTTGAGGAAGTAAGGAAAAGCAATTTCCTTTTCGATTTCTGTTTCTACTTTTAGTTTGATTTTCATTTTGTTTAATTGATTTTAGTTACATAAAAAATAAGGTCGAATACTCCGAGCGATATTGCAACAAGTACAATATCCGCTATCTGTTCCGTTGTTAGTAGGCTGTCGGTTCTCATGGTTAATTTTCTGAAAAGGTTATTAAAATTGTTTTCTGCGAGTTAAGTATTCGCCAGTTCATTTGTCTTGCATCCATTTCGCGCTCAATAGCCGTTTTAATTAGCTTGGTGCATTCGGTTAAAATAGTTAGGTATCCTTTGTTGTGGTTGCGTAATTTCGCGCACTGTGTTAGCCATTCCCGGAATAGGCGAGTGTTGGACATTGTTTTGATTGTTGATGTCATTTCGATTCGTTTAAAAATGTGATTCAATGTAATTAATGGCCATGCAATATTGTTGGAATAGATAAGATGGATATACTCCATAAACTCCTTCATTAAAGCATTGTGTCAAATATCCGTTTGCAATGTTCTCTACTTGTTCTTTGGTTAGCTTAGTCATTTTGTTTTTGTTTTTGCCGTTAGCTTCATTGCTAATGACGTGCAATAGTAGCGGTATATACGACATTACCAAACTAAAGTTCATTAAAGATATAAACAGCACCATGTTGATAAGTATATATGGCTATATATATTGAAATGCTAAATTTGCGGCACAAATAAAAACAATGGCTAAGAAAATGGTAAAACAAAAAAGGGTTCGGAAACTAATGGACTTTCCAAAATCTACAATATTATTTGTAGAGAAGAAAATAAAAATGAATGGCGGCAATTTCAAGAACTTTGTTGAAGCCCTTGTTGAGCAATGGAAAACTGATAACCTATGAAAACAGGAACCATATATGGGCTTGTTTGCCCGATAGAAAATAGGGTTGTTTATATTGGAAAGACAACAAAATCGAATTTGAATGCAAGATTAAATGAGCACAAAAGAAGTTCGGTTAAATCTATAATGGAATGGATTGGTTCGCTTGGGAATGAATCGAGTAATATAAAAATTGTTGTTATAGAAAATAATATACCAATTCAACTTTTAAATGGAAGAGAAAATTATTGGATTGATAATCATGGAGGTTATTTACTGAATACAAGAAAAAGTGTTTCTGTAACAAAGCCGGCAAAGAATGAAGAGCTGCAATCTAAGATTATACATTTAGATAGCGAAGTAATCCGTTTGCTTACTATATTGGGAGCCAAACAAATACCTATCCAAACTGCAAAGGAAGTAATTCAGAACCTTGCAATAAATTACGCCAAGAAATGACCACCTGCACAATCTACGGCATCACCTGTCCATGCGAGGACGTGGAATTTGAGGAAATAAAAAATGAGATATGAAAAAGAAAGTAATTTATCTATCAGACGTTTGTATTTTTATTCTTGCTATATTGGTTGCGGCTTTTATAACCTCCCCTATGTGGCTTATCGGATTAATGCTATTAATTAAATAACCATGCAACTACCTAAACTACCCAACGAATCGCAAACGGCCTACATTGACCGGATTCAACGCGCCTATCAGAAAGCACTTGACCAACGTAATAACTTCGAGGCAAGTGAACTGTATAAACAACTTATTGAGGAACGTAAAAAACAAAATAAAAACAAGTAAACAACATGGCAGAAATTTTAAGCGTGAGCATTGACCTCACAAAAATCGACAAAACGAAAATCCAAACAGTAGATAAAAATGGCAATCCTTTTAAGAGCGGAGCCAAATACTACAACCTTCAAATCTTTGTCAATGATGATATTGACCAGTATGGAAATAATGTAGGCGTTTGCGATACGCAAACTAAAGAGCAACGCGAAGCAAAGGAAAAGAAAAAGTATCTTGGTAATGGTAAACGTGTTTGGATGTCGGGCGCGGCTTCTTCCACCGAGCCTACAAAATCTGCGTCTAATCCTGCGAGTGAAGTGCCGGTGAAGGAAGATGATGGAGATGGAAATTTACCATTCTGATATGAACCAACTAAACCTATTCAGCGGAATTGAAAATAAACAGTTCCCAAAGTACCACACGGATAACCCTCAAATTTATGAGGCGTTCAAACGTGTGGCATTACAGGCAATAGATAAAGGATACTCGCATTGGGGCGCAAAGGGCGTTTTTGAAGTGATTCGGTGGCAGACTAATGTAAGTGCTAAGGATGATATTTTTAAGGTGAATAATTCCTTCACAGCCTATTACGCTCGAATGTTTGCAAATGAGTACCCGCAGCACAAAGATTTCTTTCGCAAACGGGCGAGTAAATTCGATAAAAGTTTGTAGAATCAGTTTGTTTTAATTATATTTGCAACCGTTATGAGCAAGATAACATTCCTAACTTTTACGCCCCAATTCTTTGACCGCAACTTGCTCTTGCGCGATGAGGTTGGGGCTGTTTTTTTTTATGGCTAAAAACTATACAGGGTATGAACTTTCAAGGGCATGGTTTGACTTCGCTTTTGAGAATCCGGAAAAGATTACGCCAAACCACACAGCTTTATTTTTCTTTGCCATCGAACATTGTAACCGATTAGGGTGGAAGGAAAAATTCGGATTCCCTATGGAAATGGCTAAGAATGCGATAGGCATAAAAAACTATCGAACCTATGCAAATACTTTTAACGATTTAATTGAATGGGGCTTCTTTATTATTCATCAAAAAAGTCAAAATCAATGGTCGGCAAATATAATTGCCCTTGCAAAAAATACACAGGCAAATGCAAAGGCAAATACAATAGCACCTACAAAAGCACTTGACAAAGCAATACAAAAGCACAGTCAAAAGCAACGCATTGGCAGTGTAGGTATAGATAAACAAATACAGAACAATACAGTAACCATTAACAATACAGAAACAATACATCACAATTTCATTTCAGCTAAAGAAATTTTCTCACAACCATATTCAACTCACACGGAACACTTCCAAACAGAACACACCGAAAAAGAATACACCCAATTCCAAAACTTCCTAAATGCTATTTTTCGCGACTTCACTATCGAGCAACTATCTTCGCAATGGGATAGGTGCATAGGAATAGGCGACTGGAAGAAAGTTCTAAAAGGCAAAGGGTACATGGTTATCAAACCGGCACTTGAAAAGGCAATAGCCGCCAAAGAAGGTAACAGAAACCAAATGGGACTCCGAATTAAAACATTCACCAACGGCCTATTCGATGAAAAAGTTTTAATGACATGACTTTAACAGAACAAATAAGAGCAAAGTTTGAAGAAACTAAATTCGATAGCGACAAAGTAATTGACTGGATATTCAGCAATAAAGATTCAGTACTCGAAAAGAAGAAAAAAGCATTTTGTATATTAACCACATTTCCCGAATACGGAGAGCCGGAAATACTTAACCAACAAAGAAAACACAATGGAAGATAAAAAACCGCCATACTCCGAACAACTCGAAATCGAATTAATACATTCGATTTTAACGGATACAAACACAATAGGCGAGGTGTTTAAACTTGTTTCAAGCGATGCTTTTTATTTACCCACTCACGGTGTAATATTCGATGCAGCTAAAAACAACTACCTAACTAAACTACCAGCAACACCGGACGCAATAATTGAATCACTACGTGAATCAGGAAAGCTAAGTAAAGCGGGTGGCATTCAGGGCATCAACGAAATCAGATTCGCACAACTACCGGTCATAAATCCCGCCTACAATGCCGCAGTAATTTTTCAAAAGTATATCCGCAGAGAAGCAATAAGAACCGCGCACGTAGTTCTAAATAACGCGCATGATGAAACGAAGGACGAATTTCAGTTGATGGACGAAATGATTCAAGCAACCGGAAACATTCACAACTTTCTTTCGGGAGCTGTTAAAAAGTCAATAGAAGATTATGCAGAATCTTACTACACCGAAACAACAGATTTGATAATTAACGGTAATGGCATTCGAGGCATACGTACACACATAAAAGATTTAGATTACCGTTTGGGGGGGCTTTGCAAAGGTAGAATGATAACCATAGCTGGAAGACCTGGAAGCGGGAAAACTGCTTTTATAATTCAATTGGTAAATAATATCTGCTTAGACAAACGCAAAGAACAAAAGCCAATAGTGGTTTATAGCATGGAAATGAGTGGGGAGGAATTGATTAACAGGCTTGTTAGTGGGTTGTTGAAATACCCTTATGAGAAGTTGAGCAAGGGAGACATACCAGAATCAATGCACAATCATTTTAGCGGGGTTATTAACCACATAAAAAAGTCAAACCTACACATAGTTGATAACATGAACGACCTTCGCCAAATAGCAGCAGACTTGAGAATACGCAAAGAACGCGATAATATCGAAATGGCAATTTTTGATTACGTTCAACTTATTCGCGCCCCGGATATTAGAAGCAAAGGAAATCGTGAAGAAGAAGTAGGCCACATTTCAAGAACTACAAAAGCACTCGCAAAAGAACTTAAAATTCCTATTATCGCTTTGGCTCAATTAAACCGAGAAGTTGAAAAGAGAGCAACAAAGAAACCAATGCTTTCAGATTTAAGAGATTCGGGAAGCCTTGAAATGGATAGCGATTCTGTTACATTTATTTTTCGCCCTAAATACGCAGGAATGGACAAAGATGAAAACGGAACTGAAATACTCGAAACACAGGCAACACTTATAACAGCCAAAAACAGACACGGGGCAACGGGTGATGATGAAGTGTTTTGCGATATTAGTTGCAATATTTTTAAAGATGCCGAAAATTCAACAACTCCATTTTAAAAATGCAACGAATAAATATTAAGCCTCTTTCGGTAAACCAAGCATGGCAGGGTAAAAGATTTAAAACAAACGAATACAAAGCATTTGAGAAAGAATTATTGCTAATGCTTAAACCGATGCCAATACCTAAACCTCCGTATCGTGTAGAATACTGCTTTGGATTCAGCTCCAAACTTTCAGACCTTGCAAACCCCGAAAAGTTAGTAACTGATATTCTTTGCAAAAAATACGGGTTTAATGACAGGGATATTTTTAGAATGGTTCTACACAAACAAATAGTTCCTAAAGGCGAGGAGTTTATCTCATTCGGAATTTATTCGTATCTTTGAATTATGAAAAGTAAGACAGTTGCTATTTCAGCGGTCAAGGTAAACCCGAATAACCCGCGATTAATCAAGGACGATAAGTTTGCAAAGCTGGTTAAGTCTATCAAGGACTTTCCCGAAATGCTAAAGATTCGCCCGATTGTCGTAAACGCGGACATGGTGGTACTTGGTGGAAATATGCGGCTGAAGGCTTGCAAGGAGGCAGGGTTAAAATAGGTTTCGATTATAGTGGCGGATGACTTAACTGAAGAGCAACAGCGCGAATTTCTGATAAAGGATAATGTGAGCGGTGGAGAATGGGACTGGAATATTATTGCGAATTAATGGGATGCAGGGCAGGTAACAGACTGGGGCTTGGATATTCCGGGCTTTGATTTAGATTCAGATACTTTTGGCGAAGATTTTAGTTTAAAGGATGGCGATAAAGCACCATTTCAGCAAATTACGTTTACCTTGGCAGATGAACAGGCGGTTATAATTCAGAACGCAATTTCCGAAATAAAGCAAACGGACGAATACAAATATGCCGAAACAATGGGCAACGAAAATAGCAATGGTAACGCGCTTTATTTAATTGTAGCATCATGGGCAGGGCAAAGGAAATAATACTCAAAGTAATTCCTTCAAATATCGCTAATGAGTTTGTAAAAAAGCATCATTATTCTAAAGCTGTTGTTGTATCTTCAATAATCCATTTTGGATGTTTTTTAGATAATAAATTACACGGTGTTTTAAGTTATGGAAGTCCACAGGATAAAAGAAAGGTTATTAATTTAGTAAATCCTTGCCTTTGGAATGAAATGTTAGAACTTAACAGAATGGCTTTTGATGATTATTTACCTAAATATTCAGAAAGTAGATGTATTGCAATATCAATAAAATTAATTAAAAAAAATGCACCACACATAAAATGGATTTTATCTTATTCAAATTCTTGCGTTTGTGGAGATGGTACAATTTATAGAGCCAGTGGATTTTGTTTGACAAATATTCTTAAAAACCAATCATTAAGAGAGATAAATGGTAAATTAGTAGCGAAAAATTATACTAATAAAAAATACTATGATAAGTCAAAAGGAATAAATCTATTTGATGGTTCAAAAATTGTCGAAGGTTTTCAATTACGATACATCTATTTAATAGATAAAACCTGCAAAATAACAGTTCCAATACTACCATTTAGCAAAATAGATGAAATTGGAGCAGGAATGTATAAGGGAGAAAAAGTATCTTTGCAAAGTAGAAAACAAAAACATGCGGTTGAAGCATAAAAGTAATGCGTTTACTTTCCAAGTAAAAGAAGGGGTGCAATACCACCCAACCGCTCAAATCTGTGAAAAATCTGTGAAAAATGCCAAGAAAGGGAGGTGTTAAGGAAAATCTAAAACCATTTACTAAAGGCGATGATTCAAGACGTAATTTAGAAGGTCGCCCTAAAAAACTGCCCGAACTCGATAAACTCCTTGCCGATGTTTTGGGGGAGGAGAAGGACGGGATTACAGCTGCTGAGGCGATTCTAAAGGCATTACGGGCGAAAGCTACCAAAGGTGATATAAGGGCGGCAGAGGTGCTTTTAGATAGGGGATGGGGGAAGGCTAAACAAACAATAGACACAACAATATCCGTTACCGAGCCGCAGGTATTCAAAATCGGTGGCAAAGAAATAATTTTCTAAATGGTTTTATTCGAACCTGCACCGAAGCAGATGCAGTTTATTGACTGTGTGTTTTCGGGCGAAAAGAAATACATACTTTACGGTGGTGGTATCAGGTCGGGCAAAACCTACGCGGGGCTTGGTGCGCTGATATTGCTGTGCAAGGCATACCCTCATTCACGGTGGGCTATTGTGCGCGATACATTGCAAACTTTAAAGCGCAATACGATTCCGTCATTCAATAAAATTTGCCCCCCGAATTTCATCAAGAATTATAACCAGGACACGCAGACAGTTACGTTCACAAATAATTCGCAAATACTTTTTTTTAGCGAGAACTATGCTGATGATAAAGAGTTGAACCGTTGGAAGGGATTAGAGGTAAACGGTTTTCTGTTTGAAGAAATGAACGAAGCGCAGGAACTATCGTTTTACAAAGCGATTGAGCGGGCGGGCAGTTGGATTCCACCGAAGCCGAATATTAAGCCGATGCCGTTGGTTTTAGGCACATGCAACCCCGCCAATAATTTCGTAAAGACTTTATTTTATGACCGGTGGAAAGATGGCAGCTTGCCGGAGGACTTCGAGTTTATCCATGCGCTGATAACTGATAACCCTTACATCATGGCCGATAAGGAATATATAGCATCGCTCCAAAATATGCCTCGCTATCAATACGAAGTCTTCGTTGAGGGCAATTGGGATTTGCAAATGAAAACGGGCGGTGAATTTTACAAGTGCTTTGAATTAGATAAGCACGTGGCACCGACTTTTTACAACAAAGATTTGCCGCTGCATATCAGTTGGGATGATAACGTAAACCCTTATTTACCGGTAGGAATATTTCAGATTGAGCGCAAAGAGATTCGGATGATAGATGAAATTGCCGGGGTGTCACCCAACAACACGGTAAATGCAGTTTGTAAGGAAATTATCAGGCGCTATCCAGCGCACGTGGCTGGAATGTTTGTTTACGGTGATGCCACCGCTAATAAAGAGGACACAAAAATGGAGAAGGGATATAATTTTTTCCGCTTGATACTCGATTACTTGAAGCAATACAAGCCATATAATAGGGTGCTAACACACAACCCGTCCGTGGTGATGCGCGGAAACTGGATTAATACGGTACTTGAAAAAGAAATCGGTGGTGTAAAAATTATTATCGGGGATAACTGCAAGAAAATGATTAATGATTTAATCGCACTCAAAGAAGCGGAGGACGGAACCAAACTGAAAGAAATGGAAACGGACGCGAAAACAAAAATAAGGTATCAAAAGGTCGGGCATTATAGCGATTTATTTGAGTATATAATGTGTTCGGCTTTTACAGGTGAATTTGCAAAGTGGCAAGCGGGGGACGTGGTGAGCAACATTACATACTCTAAAAATTACGCTTCAAAAAACAGCTACTAATTTTTTTACTAAATTTGCAACATGCCATATTTAATTGCTAACGACTATCTAAACTTGATTCAGTCTGTAAACCTCACACAATTACAGGTAAATACACCTGCTATTCGCGCACAAGCGGAGCAACGCGCACAAGCGGAGGCGGTGAGTATGCTTCGGCAAAAATACGACACTACAAAAGAATTTACCGACACAACTGTCTGGAATAAGGCCAACGCATACAACGCTTACGACCGCGTTTATTTAGATGCCTCGGCATGGGTAACACTAACCGCTTATATCATTGGCGATTTAGTTTTAGAGGCGGGGAATATTTATGAGTGCAATACAAATAATTCAGACGCTTCTTTCACGGTAGGCAAATGGGATTTACTCGGAGTACAGTATAAATTATTTTACGCTCAATATCCTAAACCCGTTTTCGATTTAGCGAACGGCATTTATAAAAAGGGGGATGAAGTGTTTTGGAAGGGCAAAGTTTACACAAACATAGTGCCTACTAAATTTCCCGACCATCAAACGCTTTTAAATATTGGCAACACACAGGATATTCCTTACGGAAATATTTTCCCTGATGATCCCGCAAACGGTTTACAAAATTGGGGTGCTGGAGTTGATTACTACGTTCCTGCAAACACGGATATTCTCACAACGGATTACTGGACTTTAGGCGATAACCGCGACTTGCAAATGGTAGATAAGTTGTGTAGCATGACTATTTTTCATTTATGTTCAACAGCGCCACAGAACAGACCAATACAATGGAGTTTGAATTACAAGGGAGACCCGAAAGAAGCGGTTATCAACGCGAATGGTGAAACAATTTACCCGATATACTCCGCTTTAGGATGGTTACAGGCGTGTGCGCGTGGTGGTGTAACTCCGGCACTTCCATTATTACAACCTCCGAGTGGTGCAAGAATTAGATTTGGAGGCAATGCAAAAACATTTAACGGTTATTAAAAATGGCAAACATATTTGAACGTGGTTTATCGGCTGTAAAAAATGCAATGCAACCCACCTATGCCGCACCGGTTAATCTAAATGAAAACCCGAAGAACCTCGGCACCTACATTTCACCGGTTCAACTATTGCGCGTCCGTTCGGATATGCAAACGCTCAAAGATTCCATGACAGAAATGGAATCGGCATGGTACCCACACCGAGTTAAGGCGCAAAGAATTTACAACGATACTATTTTAGGCGGGCAAACTTACGCTTGTATGGAGAAGCGTTTGGACTTATCGCTGTTGCGAGAATGGAGTTTTGTAGATGAAAAAGGAAATGAGAACGAAGATTTAAAGAAGCTGTTCAACAAAAAATGGTTCGGCACCTTTCTGAAATATGCTTTACAGGCAAAGTTTTTTGGCTACTCACTTATTGCTTTGAATGAAATCCAAAATGACGAGTTCAAGTCAATAAAGATAGTTCGGAGGTGGAACGTAAGCCCCGACCGCTTGAACGTAACGCAGTTTGTTTACTCGTTATCAGGTGCGCAGTTTATGGAAGAGCCGTTTAAGAATTGGCACGTGTATGTAAAAACTGATAGCGATGTTGGTGCGAGTGATTGCGGATATGGATTGCTTTACAATGTGGCTATTTATGATATACTTTCGCGCAACTTGCTCGGCAATAATGCGGACGCTGCTGAATTATTCGGGATGCCTATTCGTAAGGGGAAAACGCAGAAAACAGACGAAGGTGAGCGACAGGAATTTATGAACGCCATGTTAAAAATGGGTAGTGCGGGAGCTATCCTGTTGGACGCTTTTGATGAATTAGAATTAGTTGAAAGCAGTGGTGCGGGGCAAGGGTTTAAAATTTACCCCGACTTTGAAAAGAGATTGGAGGCTAAGATTACAAAGATATTTTTAGGCCACGCGGACGCGCTTGATTCAACACCCGGCAAGTTAGGTAGTGGAGATGGCGAGCAGTCACCAGCTTACTTAGCGATGATGGACAAGCAAGCTGTGGACGGTGCTTTTTTAGAGGAGGTTGTGAATGGTGAATTAGTCCCTAAAATGATTGCTCTCGGTTTTATTATCGACACAAAATTTAAGTTTAAGTTTTCCAACAACCAAGAATTAATTCAGAAGCGCAAATACGAGGACGAGGCAAACGACAAGACCGCAGATATTATTTACAAGCTGTATCAATCGGGGTGGAAGGTGGAAGATAAATACATTACCGAAAGAACGGGCATTCCTGTAACCGAAATTGTTACACCTTTGCCGCTTCAAAAACTTTCGGAGCCGGTTAAAAACAAATTGGCGAAGATTTACAATAAACACAATCATGGCTAACAACAACACTTTGATTCAACGGCTACTGAAAAGAAATTTTCATCTCACATTTAATAAAGGCGCTTGTGTAGGTGCCGCGTTCAGAAAGGATAAGGACGAACAAAAGAATCAGCAGTACATGGATGAAAACATCAATCAGATTAAGTCAATCACAGAAGCCGAATGGAATGTGCATAGCCCTGTTAGTGTCCCTATTACATAGCGATGATGACTACGAATTGTTTCTGAATAATTCGTGTGATTTATTTGCGCATGGGTTAATTACCGAGGCTGAATTGTGGGAAAGATTTAAGGCGGTTCACGAACAAATAAAAAAGCAGTAGGTGGCTGACAAACTAAATTACAGCGATAAGGAAATAGCCGCTTTGATTGAATCGGTTTACGAGGGGACGGTAACGCCTTTTGAAATACCCGAATCGCTTTATTTGGCCATTGGTGACTATCTCAAACAGTCGCTCTATAAAGGTTTCGGTGGCACGTTGGCAGATTTTGAAGGTACGCCTTTGGAGTTGCTGACTGAATTACGAAGCAATATTTATTTTTTCTCAGCCGCGAAAACCTTTCAGCAAACCCTCGAAATGTCCGAGGCAATCACTAACGCAGACGGTGAAATTCTTCCTTTCTCAAAGTTCAAACAAGCCGCAGCGGATATTTACGCAAAGTATAACGGAGGCGCTTATTTGCAGGACGATGAAAAGGCGGGTTATCTGCAAACCGAATACGATACAGCATTTGCACAAGCGCAAAACGTGGTGAATTGGGAGAAGATTGAAAGCGAAAAAGAATTGTTTCCATATCTCCGAAAAAATGTTGTAGAAGATAATAACACTTGTGAAATCTGCGCACCATTAGATGGCATGATTGCACCGGTGGACGACCCTGTGTGGGATACACTGGCCGGTTCGCTCCATTTTTCGTGCAGATGTTTTGAGGAGCAAGTAACCGAAGAAAAAGGATATTTGGGCTACGATAAAAAGGAAGTCGAATCATTGCAGAAATCGCAGAATGATTTGATGGACGATATGTTTAAGTTCAACGCCTACAAGCAGAAAGAAATCTTTTCACCGGAACACCCTTATTTTTCGGTGCCTAAACAATTTGAGAAGGAGGCGCGTGATAATTTTGGAATGCCGATACCTGAAACGGATGAGTAGAAAATAATTAAATTTGCACCGTGGCAAGTAAATTCAATTTCGACAGGGTTATTCAAAACATTAAGCGGCTCAAAGTAAAGTTGCCTAAAGTGTTGGCGCTCGAAACGAAGAACCATTTCTTGAATGACAATTTCAACAAACAGGAATTTGAAGGGGCGAAGTGGGCACCGGTAAAACGTCAATCTAAAAAAGGCGGTTCAAGCCGTAACCAGTCGGCTACATTAGTTCAATCGGGCAAACTTCGAAGGGCGGTAAACAATAGCATCCAAACCGCTACATTCGAAAGTATTGTACTACAGGTTAAGGACGTGCCTTATGGTAAGGTTCACAATGACGGGCTGAAAGCAGGACGTGGCGCTGGTTTCATTATGCCTAAACGGCAATTTATAGGAGATAGCGAACCCTTGCGAAAGTTACAGAGGAAAGTCATTTCAGAATTTGTAGATAAAGTATGGAAATAATTATCGGTGCTTACATTTACGCTCGGGAAAAAAACGCTTCATTTATGAAATCGGTAGGCTTTTGTTTATTCATTATAAAACGGCATGGCTGGAATATCCGCACCACTTCTTAACCTAATCGCAAAGATTAAAACGCTGCAATACGCGAATCAGTCGGGGCAAACAGTCGGGCTTTATTCCGCTATTTGGAATAATCAGTTTGATTCCATGACAGACCAAAACGGAAATAAGCAGTACAACATACCGCTCCCGTGTGCATTGGTTGAAATAGTTACACCGCAACCTTACGGAGATATTGGCCGTGGCATTACCGCCACCGATATTACTTTCAGAGTTCACATAGGCATGGAGGAAATAGACGCGATGGACGGCACGCAGGAGCAGAATATAACGGTGTATGATTTGCGCGATAAGGTGGTGGCATGGCTTACTGATTTCGAACCGACAGCGTGTAGTATGTTACAGCGGTCAAGCGAAACACAGGATTATTCACACACAAACTTTTACCACTACATAATTGAGTTTAATACTACCTTTGTAGATGATAAGGGATACCAGGATAAAACGCAAATTGAAATTCAACCTCCAATAGATTTGGAAATTGATGTTACTTTAGCACCTGCAATAAGATAATTATGGAACCGGACGAAATAGATTTAATTGATTCAGTAAGCTAAATGAAATGGAGCCTATTTATCAGTTTTGCGGGTTTGATTTATCCGGTAAACCGATAATATTTGTGACTGAAAAAGTTTTTGATAATGTATATAAAACAGAAAGAATTGAATTTGAGCCTCCGCACAAAAGGCAAAATGATGAAGATAAAATACCTCACCAAATAAATGAGTAGAACGTTACAACAAGTACAGACAAGTATCATCGCAAACATAGCGGCTAACCCAGATATGGTTTATACCGATGAAAATAATGTGGTGAGAAATATCACATACAACACCTCGAAACTTTCTTTGTGGTATTTATGGACGTGGATAATGGCAGCGGCAATAGTTGTTTTAGAGCAACTCATGGACGTTTACACAACCAATATTGAGGCGATAGTTGCACGTTCCGCAGCGGCTTCCACATTATGGATTCAGGCTAAAATGTTTCAGTTTCAATATGATGCCACAGACCCGCAGGTGGTACAGTTGATTGATACGATACCGCAATATCCGGTAGTTAATACTTCGCTTTGCCCGATTATAGCGTGTAGCGTAACAAGTGACTACGCAAACAATGTTACCGTGAAGTGCGCAACCGGTTCGCCTTTGGTTTCTTTGAATGCACCGGTATTGGCGGCAGCGGCTTCTTACTTAAATGTAAT